CAGTAGCAGTACCAATACCAGAAAGATTTAAACTATTAACTCCAGCTCCTCCACCACCAGCGGTTGTTGTCGTTGTTATTACTATTTTATCGAGTACTCTCTCTCCATTTACAACTAAACTAGTATGAGCATTATTAAATGAAGACCCTAATTTACATCTAGTTATATTTATTTTTCTAGGCTCGTTGACGTTGTCCGTCCACATCAATATATCATCAACTATATTTATACCAGTAATAATATTCCCATCAAATTTCAAAACCTCCATACTAGTGTCAATAAAAACTGGAACCGTAGTGTTATCTTCTAAATTATATTCAAAGATAGCGTCTCTACCTGGGTTATGTACCAACCAATATAATTTATTATTTTTTTCATCAGCTATAGTTCCAACTGTATTCCAAGAACCACCAATAATATTTTCAACCCTCGTATTACCTAATATATTTTGCGCGGCCCCGATATTCGCTCCTTCAGAAGTCACCACCTGTATATTCATTGCGTCTCTATACTGTCCCTTAGGTACTATTCTTTCGTCAAGATCTTGATTCATCTTACCTTGACTAAAGTTGTTTTTAATCTCCGGCATACTTTAGTGTTTAATCCATTTAGATTTACCTCTCATTATCTGAGTAAGTTCTTCTATATTTAAATTTGATAATCTTAACTTAGCTTGTCTTATAGCTGCAAATCTTTCTTTTTTGTATCTTTGTACAATGTATTCTGGTGTATTTATTCTAGTTGAAAGTATAGCGTGGGATATCCACTTATACATGGCTTCTTCTGCGAACTTATGTACTTGCATTTCTCCGTCTGTGCCAAGACTATCACTTATGTAATCTAACACCACGGTTTTTCCTGATATATTAGATGAAAAATGTATTAATCCTCTTAGATCATCAATATAAAAAGATCCGTTACTTTGGGCGTGCGATGGTTCTATTCCATATCTTTGTCCTATGTTCGTGTCACGTACGTCTGTAGCGTCTGTAGCGTCTGTAGCGTCACTAGCACTATTAGATGTATTCGTAGAGTATTTTGTCCAAGTATCAGATCCTGACACTACTAATTCTTCGTTTGATTCAGATGTTACGGATATTTCTCCTATATAATTAGTAGCTACGTTGCCATCGTAATAGTAGTTGTATTTAATAGTTCCATTAGTAAGAGTTTTGTTAGAAAATCCTAACATAGCATCTGTTGTAGAATCATAAGTAAGATCGTTGAACTTTGTATACGAACTTATAAGAATCCATACAGTACTAAAATTAGATACGTCAACACTTAAACTCTTCTCGCTAGCAACATCGTCTCCATCGTACCACTCTATATTTCCTATGTCTGGAGGGGTTACACTGAATGATGGTTTATTGTGGCTAGGATCTGGGTGAGTAAACGGCGTGGGTTCTGTAGAACTTACGCCAAACCAAACTCTACCAGAATCACTAATAGTACCACTAGAACCAGAGTTATAAATTCCCGCTGCAGACTCCCCTGTCGCAGATATATTTAATTCTAACACATTACTAACATCAATTGGTTGCCAAACAGCAAGTATAGTACCCCAAGTATTAAGAGCTTTTCCTGGATCAGGTTTTGATGGGTTTGTCTCTACGTTTGTTAAAGATGGACCAGTTGAAAAAGTCAATCTATCGTTATCAACATATATTCTATTTACTGCGGTCGCAACTGGAGTGTTATAACTACTTATATTAACTTTAAACCAACTAGATAAATCTCCCGTAGCGAAACTATGATTTTGTAAAAGCTCCCAGTGTGGAGTGAATTCATAAGTCCCGTCGGTGTTTTGAAGAATATTAAAAGGATTAGAAGTATGTCTAGTTGGATATAAAGGACGCTTTATACCGTTGCTATCTGACCAAGATATTTTAGTGTAGTTTACGTAATCTTGAGGTAGCATCATAGTTAGTGATGGTGGTAATTCTATTTCTTGAGATTTAATAGATTTAAAAGTATCAAAACTTAATTCAGCTAAAGCTCTTTGAGCATGAAAAGCAATATCTGTTCTTTTAGCTTTGGAAATTATTTTTTCTTCTCCAACATAAGTAACAATAAACTGATTTATAATATCTTCTAACGAAACAAATTGATAATTCCCCTGATCGTTTCCTTGGTAATAAGCTCTTTGAGTGGTGTTATCTAATAATCCCATTTATTATTGTTTTTCTTGTTGAATATTCTTGTTATCTTCTTGAGCGCCAATCCCGTAAAGACCTTGATCTTTTATAGTTATACCAGCTAAAGTTAGTATTTTCATAACTAAATCAGTTTCTTCAGATGGATGAAGGTCGAAATCTTGATAACCAACCGCCGGGGAATCATTTAAAATAGCAGTACCTCCAGCCATTGTAAATGTCCAATTAACTTGATTAGGTCTTCTAATATGATCTACCGTTATAGTTTCAGGAGGAGCTTGATATAACGTGATTATGTTGTTCGTCCCATCTATTGTGTAAACAGGACGGTTACTAGTAGTTTTAGTTAATGGCCCTAACATCATTTGTCTAAAATCTTTTTTACTAACACGCTCTACTAACCTCCAATTTCCATTTCTATATATTCTAATGTTAGTAATTCTATACAAATTAGGAATACTAGCGCTTAAGTTATATACAAACTCTTCTATATCTGGATCTGGATTAGTATCAAATCTATTCACAGTGCCCTCAGCTTCAAAAAGACTAATCTTTTCCTCTAACATTGTTACTATATCAGAATGAATAGTGTCGTTCCCATTTAATCTTCTAAACTGATTTAAGTCGTAAAAGTATTGTTCGAAAGTATCCATTTGCGCTTGGTTTGCTAATAAATTAAACTCTTGAGGTGTTATATATCCTCTTTGCTCTTTATTAGCTAAAACTAAAACTCTTTGATACACTCTATCTACGTTTACCATAATATTTTTTTATTTGTAGTTTACGATCGCCCCGTAGGGCGACCGCTCTACAGTTTGATTAATTTTTTAATCTTTTTTGAATATTGGAGTAAATCTCCATTCCTTCATCAGTTTTAAACCAAGCGGCTAAAGCTGAATATGGATGTTCATCAAATGGAACGGTCATTAATTTTCTATCATTAGACGCCCATGTAAATGTTCTTTGATCTTGTGATAGTTTAATAATACCATTCTCAGTAGCTTTGATACCAAAATTTCTAAGCATAACGTTTTCATCAGTAACTAATTCTAAGAATAATCTAGGGTTTCTCTTAGCATATAGTAATAAATCACGTTTAAGTTCCTTAGAACTCATCTGAGATACCGCAGAACCTAGTTCTACCCTCATAACAGCTTCAATCATATCAATATCTAGATTTCTAGCTGCATTTAAAGCGTCAACTTCAAATTCTAACCAATCTAATTGACTCTCTGCTTCTGCAACTGGTTCCCACTCGTAATATGTAGTACCAACTTCCGGATGATATATAGACAGTAATCTTTGAAGAGTTTGTTTTTCTCTAGGAACGTGTAGCGCTCCGTTTCTAAAAATAATATGAGACAATCTTTGATCGCCTTTCATTTCGTCTACAAAAGAAGTTTGTTGATTTTCACAATACTTTAGTTCTCTTTCATACCCTTGCTCTTCATCAAACCAAAATATATTAGCTGATTTGATAGATTTTGATAAAGGTCTATCTTTTGACTTTAAATAATATACCCTATCTTTTATTTCCCAAGTATTTTTCTCTGGTTGTTTTTCTACTTTCTTTTCAACCTTTGGTTGTTCTATAGTCTGGACAACCTCTTCAGTTGCCACTTCTTTTTTTGTTTCTTGTTTCTTTGCCATAATATAATATATAATAAAATTAATAAAATAAAAAGGACCGAGGCCGAAACCTCGGTTCTTTTAATATAAATAAATGCTTATTGCATCAACATAAAGTTGTTAGCACCTTGAGTAATTAAACATCTCTCAGTTAACATATGTATTTGCATCGCATCTAAAGCAGACGTAGCAGCTCCAACAGAACCTGTAACCCAAGTTTTGAAGTATCTGTTGTCTGTTTGTGAAGCTCTAAATCTAACGTGTAAGAAAGGTCTTTTAAGATTCTTTCCTAACATTTGGTCATAAACCGTGGATGTACCAGCTGGAATAATAGCTCCTCTAACAGCTGATGATCCAGCAGTAGCATTAATACCACCTCTAGTGGCTTTGTCATTTAAATATCTCCAATCTGATTTATAAAAGTCATAAGAACCTCTTCTAAATCCAGAGAAACCTAAATTAAGTGCCATATCTTCTGAGTTTTGGAATACTCCGTAAGAAGTACCACCAGCACCGTAAGAATTCATAGAAGCTAACATATCGTCCATTGCTAAAGCCGTAGCTCTATTTACGAACATCATGTTCTCCTCGATAGCACCCTGAGAATCAAACTCAGCTAAAATAGCGTCAAACTCTGCTAAATCAGTAGCAGCATTAACACCTGTAACTCCAGAAGTAACATTACCTCTAGTGCTAATAGCTTTGAATAAACCTTCTGTACCAGCACCATCAGCACCTAAATCAGTGGCACCGTGATAGTTACCAATAGCAGAATCAGCGTGAGTTTTCTCAGCTTCAATCATTGCCATTTCCATGTAATCAGCAAAACGTAATCTAGTTTCAGCTTCAGCTTTTAAATACCAAAGATATCCACTTGTTCCGTCTTCTACAGAAACTTCAACCCAACCAATCTTCGCCGTATCAGAACCTGATACTTCGTAGTAATCTTTCATGATAATTGGTTTGTTAGTAAAAGATTTGAAAGTTGGTTCATTAGCTTGTCTATAGTCTTTAACTGTAGAACCATCTGATTCAGCATAATAAGATACACCTTTTCCATATTCAGATCCAACAACTAATAAAGTTGCGCCTGTAAGTGTTCCAGTATGCGCTGATAAATCAGTAGCACCATAAGGTTCAACTTGTATAATCGCTGTATCCGCGTCAACAACCTTACATTTTGTAGTAGTACCAGGGTTTGAAATAAGTACGATATCGTTAACCCTAACACCGTGATTAGCTAATGTAAACACTGGTGAAGATGAAGCGTTGTTTCCATCAATATCACTTGTAACTTCAAAAGTACCATTTGTCTCACCTGTTGTTACTATTGTACCTTTTACTGAAATATGTAATCTTGATTGTTCTGACCAAACAACTTGGTCTGAGCTCATAGGCTCTTCAGCCCCTACTTGAGCAAGAAATCCTGAAATAGTTCTCGGTCCGAAAACTTCAGCTTCTTGTGCCATAAGGTCTGGTAAATACTGTTGGGCGAAGTCATTAACTCCCGACCCTCCAGTCGTGAAATCTAGGTAGTTACTATCTAACGTCTGCATTTGTGGAGCAGGAACAGTATTTAATAAACCACCTGGGTTTGTAATTGCCATAATTTTGTAATTTTAAATTTATTGTTTGTTTTTAATTTGAAATTTGTAATCAGCGTTGTCGTTATTTAGAGCACGTACTTTTAAACCACTAGTATTAACATTTTCAATATGTGTTTTTCTAGGATCCATACTTACGTTTTTAGATTTAGCTATACTTTCTTTTAACGCGTCTGCTTTTCCTTGCTCGTAGAAATGACCAGCTATTTTATCAGCGTTCATTGCTGTGTACAAAGATTTGTGATAACCACTCGCGTCTTCCATTAAATTATCTTTATTCAAAAACTTTTTGATAAAGTTATTAATATCACCTTGAGTTTCTCTTACACTATCAGCATCTTTCACGTTAAATCTAAATTTTTTATCTCCAACATTATATTCAAAACCTTTGAATCTGTCGTTAAAGACATTGTTTGTTTTAGCGTTGAAATTTTCAGCTTGCTTCTTTTGCATCTCGTAAGACTCTTCTGATTCCTTATTGTAACTCGTGAAGAATTCTATAGCTTTTTGCTGCTCTGGAGTCAACTTACTCCCAGCCTTGATATCTTCATAATATTTGGACTTTAGCCCGTCCAGGTGGCTTTTAGCGTTGGCAACTTGCTCTTTTAACGCTAGTTTTTTTCTTTTAATATCGTTATCTTCATCAATTTCTTCGTCGAAAGAAAAGTTATCTTCCATGATAAACTCTATTTCGTCTTCTGATAAATGAGGTTTTGTATTTTTGTAAAACTCTCTAAGTAAAGTATTGTTATCTAAATCGTCATAGTTCCTATTTAATTTAATATAATCGTTTAAATCCCCACCAGTGTCATCCATAAAACTCATTAGTTTTTCAATATTTTCTGGTAGTTCTTTTCCTGTTTCTATAGATTCGATAGCTTCTACAACTTCCTCTACTTTTTCGTTTGTTATCTCTTCTACAACTGGAGTTTCTTGTGTTTTTGTTTCCGACTGTACCTCTTCTTGTTTTTGTGGGGTAGAGGTATCTTTAACGAGTTCAACCACTCCTCCGTCGTTAATAATGTCTTCTTTAGTTTCTTCATTTTCTTTTGGTATTGGTGGTTTGTTTAAATCTACCTTAATAATTTCTTCTTCTCGTTGGAATTTTTTAGGTTTTGTTTTTACCTTAATTTTTTCAACCGTATCGTCTATCTTTGGTTGTTCTGCAGTCTTTTCGACTTCTGTTTCTTTTTTCTTTTTTGCCATAATATAATATAATAATAGTTAATAATTCGTTATCTAGGACCAAACATAGACATATCTATACCACCTAGTATATCGTTACCAGATGATTCAAAGTCTTTTGATGGTCCTTCGTTTTGTCTTTGTTCAATAAGTTCTGATTGTTGTGAAGCTTGTATTTTTGTTCTTTTATCTTTACGATCTTCCTTTTCTGTTTCTTTAGACTTTTGTCCTTCTACTTCAATACCTTTTAACTGCATATTAAACTGGAACTCTAGTTCCATTAGTTGTTTTTTAATTTCTGCCTCTTGATATAGTTTCTGTATTTCCATCTCGTTTTTAGATTGCTCTAACGCTATTGTTGTTTGTGCTATAGATTGTTGTTTTTGCATTTCAGATTGAGCGGCAGCTTGTTGAGTTTGTATATTAGCTTGTGATTGAGCTTGAATATTTTGTTGTTGTATTTCTTGGTCTCGTTGTAGTTTTTTCTTTCTTCTAATCTTTAAAAGTTGATTTGCTAGTTTAATATTTTTAATCTCTCTAAGATCTATAGCATCTTCTAATTCAATGTTTTGTTGAGCTAGTGCTACTTGTATGTTATTTTCTAGCATTTGTTTTTCCTCTTCGTCTGGCGTTAATTCTATGAATATACCAAAATCGTATAAGTGTAATTCTGACATCTCACTTAAAGTGGAAACGTTGTGGTAACCTAAGGATTGTACAAAAGCGTCAGCAGTAGGAGAATACTCTAATATATCAGATATTCTTAAAGACACACACTCGGCAATTTGCTTAGTTATATATAGTCCTCCTTGTAAAATATGTCTAGTAGCTGTGTTTGAGTTTGCGGCCGCCATTTTTTGTACGCCAACTAAGGCTTTTGGATCTGGTTGAGCAGCATCTCTAGCTTCGTTTAGACCAGTTGTATCTCTAATCATTTGTAGATAGTAGTTATAGTTACCTATAAGAGATTGCATTTTAGCCCCACCATTGCCACTTGATATTTCTTGAATAGGCACTTTGCCAGGATTCATATCACCTTCGCTTGTAAAACTTCTACCTATAACAGATCCAGTTTGAAAAAACATATTTAATGCTTCTTGCGGATTGTAATTTGTTCCATTCCCTAAATCAACTTCAGCTAATCCATCAGCGTCTAAATAAACACCGTCAGGTGTTATTCTTGACATTACTTGCTGTAGTTTTAAATGCGTTAATTGAATCATATCTGCGAAACCTGTGATTCTACTGACTAGAGATTCTATTCTGCCCTCGTACATTCTTGGAGCGCATATAGCGTAATTCATTTTAACTTTATTAAAGTTACTTTTGGAGCGCATCATATTTTTAGACATCTCCCATTTTATGAGTTGTTCCGTACCTAATATAATAGCGCCATCATACAAGCACTCAACAGATCTTGATTTTTTAGTAAAATTTTGATTTTCTTCTGGGTTAAAACTATCATCTTTTTCTATAGCTTTCTCTCCTCCACTTGAGGTTTCTTTTAGTTTGTAAACTTCATTCATAAACGTTTTATAATTAAAATATAAAACTTGTACTTTGTTATTGTCGGAATTTGTGTTTTTACTAGATACGTGATTGTTTCTAGCGGAAGATTGGTTACTATACTTAGTTGCGTCTTTTAGGTCGTTTATGTTTAAGTGTGGGAATTCTTTTACTAGCTCGTTAACAGGTATACTTTTAACCTCACCAACATAATATATATCGTCGAAATAAGGAGATTCAGTGTGTGAATAAACTAAACTACCAGGAT